CAAAGTGTTCATTGACTATGGGTAGCATGTCTACATTCTCACGTTCAACAGAGAAGCCAACACCTGTGCCACACATAAGTATATACATACATTCATCAAATGAACGTGGACTATCCACAGGTATGTAGCTACAGTTGTAACCACCAACATGGCATCTATCTAGAGCAGGTCCTGCTGTCATTAAGGCTCTCATGCTAGGCATTACACCTAGATTCATTATCTGTGATGTCATCTTTTCTTTCAAAGATTTACTTATAGTATAGTCGTGATTCTTAGATAAGTGATTAGACATGTAATCAAAGTATCTGTCTACAGTCTCCCCCCAATTTTCTCTGCGTTGGTCATCTTCTTTCCACCTTGCATAGCGAGACAATGCTATGAAGTTTTGATAGTCTGTTGGTAAATAATTACTTAGCATTTCTTACTCCATTAATACTTTCATATTTTTAACTTTAACACCTTCTAAATCATGAAACAATTCATTCATATAATCTTCAAAGTCTTCTGTGACATCTCCATCTGAAGGTACAGGATACTCTTCTTGGTCTACCTCTAAGGTAAGTAAAATCTTAACTTTTATCATCATATACCTCTATGAGTTTGCTGAGATACCACTGTGCTTTTTCCAAGTCCTCACGACCATTTTTGTATTCGTATCTCCATATATACTTTAGTATATTACCTTGTAAGTAATACTTAAACCCTTCATTAGTTGCAGCACCAATAGCATCAATAGTCTCGATACCTGCTTTGTTGTAATGAACAGGGTGATTAACCATGTCAGATTGCATATCTGCTTGTTCCTTTTTCATTCTCATATACTCCATGTGTTTTAACATTATGCATTACCTTCAGTGTCTGCGTCAAAAGACAATACCACAACATTGTCATGTTTGTCAACTATTTTTGCTTTTTTCTTTTTCGGTGTAACAACTACATCATCAAATATAGCAGCTTTATCTTCTAGCTTATCTCTTACGTACTCATCTTCTTCCATAACAGGAACTGAAGAGCAGACTACCTTACAAAAAGAAAGTAATCCGTAGTAGTCATCATCAGTAAGAGGATTGTCTACAGATGTAATGATAGACAAGTCTACTTCCCCTGTCCAATTTCTTTTGCTATCTAGTGTAGGTCGTACACTTATTATGAAGTCTTCTTTTTTTATTTGCTTTATTATATTCTTCACTTGATTCTCCTGACTTTACTTCCTGCAAATTTAATAAAATTAAGATGTTTGTTTTTGCCTTTTTCTTTGAGCCAATCTTCAGGTATTATCCTGTCATAGTATCTGAAGCCATATTTAATACACCACTCTGCATATGTAGATTTCGCACCTTTGCTTAGTTTATTTCGACTGTTTGTAAATACAAATCTAATATCTAGCTTGGGGTGTTGCTTCTTTATGCACAGATGCTTTCTTCTGTCTGCGGATAAAAATCTACCCTTAGTTTCTATTATGATACCATTGTTTAATATAAAGTCAGGGGTATAGGTGCGATAAGCTAAATCTTCCCATTCTATCTTAATTGATTCGTAGCCATAGCTATGTTTCAACTCAGTTAAGTAGAGTGAGATAGTATGTTCTAACCCACTCCTATACCCATATTTTATTGCTTCTCTTCTTATTTTGTGAGGAGACATCTAGGCACTCTTAAGACTTATATACTGCACTATTTTTGGTTCTTTAGCTTGAGACATTTGTGCAGGTAATTCCTTTAAAGTTTCCCAACAGGATTGCCTATATGAACAGAAGGTACAATTTTTATTAAGTACCATATTTCCTGTAGGCTTTCCTCTGAAGGTCTCAGGTTCAGGTTCAAAGCATCTCACTAACTCTTTTGATTCTATTGCTTTGATTGACTCCTTAACTTTATCAAGTTCTTTGTCCATGTCTATACGAGCAGGTACATATTTAAACTGACCATTGGCTTTGTTGATAACCCACCAACCACCTGCTCTGTAGCCTGATGCCTTTGCATAACCAGCAAGTTGCCCTACATAACCAAAGCTATCACCTGAAGCTAACGACTCGTAAGAATCAAACTTGTGCTTGTAAGACCAATCAGATGCAGACTTAATATCATCGACTGCTCCATCAACAACCAAGTCATAAGAGCCTGATATAGTATTCTTGTCATCAATTTTAAGTTCTACAGTATCACTATCTTTATATTCTATGTTAGCTTCTGTTAGTAACCCCTTGAAAACAGATTCAACGATATCGCCAATCATCATCATTATAACAAACGTAGTAGGTTTAGGTAACGCAGTCTCAGGTTTATTCTTCTCAAACCAAAGTTGGCATGAAGGTCTACCCATATTAGACATACGCAACCTAAACTTATCTCGTTTATTACCACCTGCAAACTGACGTTTTAGTGACTCCTTTATTTCTTCGCCTACACGATTGATAGTCTCATCACTCATTGATGTCAAACCCTTAGAAGCATTTTCTAAGTATTGACTAATTGCCAATTCACCACGATGTTGCATTAGGCTACCTCTTCTTCAATATCAATGAAGTCACCAACGACAGCATTATCTTCTGCGTCATACTTTTGACCTGCTTGTACATCCCACTCATTAATGATATAGCTATTATAATTCTCAACCCAAGCTAAGAAATTAGCAAAAGTATCTTGGTCGCTATCCACAAGTTCTATAGTCTTACTTATATCTAAGCTCGCAGTAGGAAGATAAAAAGAATTACCATTAGGAAGTTTTCTTTCTTCTGTATTCAACGTAATGTTGTGCTGAACAGGAAGTCTCTTCATTTGAGATAACTTAGTAAAAGGTATGCCCATTGTCTTGAAGGCATCTCTATTATCAATCTCCCATATAAAAGGCTGACTGTCTATTTTAACAGACTCACCCTTCTCATTTGTGGCATCTACTAAATCAACAACACCAAACACAACACGTACTCTTTTGATTTGCTTGATAAGTTCCTGTGTCTTCTCAGGTAATGATTTAAAATCTTGTATATATCCTGATGGTTTGCCACAATTAAAGCCACCCTGATTGTCTTTCAAATCTATATTAAGATTGTCTGCCATAAGTGTCTTATGATAAGTACCCATAGGCTCACCTGCTTTTGCAGACATATTCTTAACAAATCTCTTATACATAAATCTCTGTATAAAAGGTCTTATCGTTGCAGAAGTTGCATAGACTGCCTTATCGTCAGGTATGTCCAACTTATATGTACCACCTTGAACGACTTCTACATTCATAGACTTGCCTTGAACTTCTGCTTCACCCATTATAGGTGAATGGTTTATCTTGAATCTTGGTAAAGTGTTTGACTTTTTATCACTAGTTGTAGTTTCTCCTGCAATGCCCATAGCTTTTGCCATTGCAGCGTAATTACTTGTATCTATTGTAACTAAATTACTCATATATAATTTCCTTTTCTATTAAAGTTTTATTGTTATATCATATAACGTCTTTGGTGTCAAGCCAATTATTACCTATTTTTGCTTCTAGTAATAATGGCACATTAAAATCAATACCAAACTTAGTATTGATAAGTTTTAATAAGTTCTGATTTACTGAATGTAACAAAAACAATACCTGCTTTTCTTCTTCAGGGTGTATATCTATAACTATAGAATCGTGTACACTATTTACCACACAAGATTTTAAAGTAGATAGTAATTTATCTATATGCATAAGTATAAGAGGAACAATGTCAGCAGTAGCAAAACTCTGGACAGGGTAATTCTTTACCTGTGTGAAGTTAGTTATCTTACCATTTGCATATCTCTTAGCATCAGGAAATGAAAACTCTCTACCTGAAGGTATCTTTATCCTGCCTGTAGTCATAACTTCTTTAGCCAACTTGGTGTGCCATAGTGCGATTCCTTTGTATTTTTCGGTGAAGTGTTTATAATATGTAGCCTGAGAAGGTGTCCTCCCAAATCCTGTTGCTCCGTATAAGGGTGCAAATGTGTGTGCCTTCGCTTCTTGGCGAGATGTCTTTTCACCTGCATCACTAATAACACGAGCAGTATAGCTATGAACATCAAATCCATCTTCTATCTCCTTCATGGCTGTTTGGTCTTGTGATAAAAATGCCGCAGCTCTGAACTCTAACTGTGCAAAGTCTGCTTCAAGTATCTTGCCACCCTTCCAACGTGATACAAATACTTTCTTAACAGGAAACGTACCACCTCTAGGCATGTTCTGCATGTTGGGGTCAGCACCACTAAACCTACCTGTCGCTGTTCTGTGTTGTAATAGTCTCACATGTAGCTTGCCATCAGGCTTGATGTGAGTTTGTATGCCTTCAACAAAAGAAGACAAGTATGTATCTAGTGCGGATAGTCTCTGTAAATCAGACAAGAAGTTCATAGCACTAGTCATCTTCTTATGTTTAGCCATAGTGTATAGTGTACCTAAGTTATTCTTGTTTACACTGAATCCATTGTTACTCACCCACTTAGCATTAGGGGCATTGAACTTTAATCCTCCTATTACCATTTTATCAGGTATAAATAAGTAGCCAACAGAATCACAAGAGTCACACTTGGTAGGTCTAGCAAAAGGAGTTCCATCTTTCTTTACCTTTCTAATATATCCTGTGCCTGAACAAGGATTACATTGTTCTGCTTTTGTCTTGTACATGATGGTAGACTTAGTAGCAACCATATGTTTGTAGTCAGGAGTATCCATGTAAGGTGTGAAGTTATTTGCCCACATAGTTTTATCCAAAGGCTTTCTACTGTAAATAACCCAAGACATCTGTTCAGGACTGTTGAGATTGATAGGTGTATCACCCATAAGTTCTTTTACTTGTATATTCAATCTCTTCTCTATATCTTGTTTCTCTTGCTCGAATTGCACACGTACTGCATCCAAAGCATCCGTATCGACAGTAAAGCCACGTTGATATATCTTAGCTAGAGTAATGGCAACTTGATTTGTAAACAATACAGTTTCCATAAGATTAGAATTGTCAGTAGTATTTAATCTCTTATAAATAGAGTCACTCAACTGTTGAGTTGCCTTTAAGTCAGCAGACAAGTAATCAGATAACTCTTCGTGTGGTATCTCATCAACAGACGTATGGTTTTTGAAATACTCTTTCATGGTGTCCTGCTTCTTAGTGTCTAGGTCATGTCGTATTGCACATGCTTCTAGCGACAAAGGTTCTTTCTGTCCACGTTGTAATACATACTCACCCAACATGGTATCAAAAACTGTGCCATCATACTTGAATCCACACTCCCATAACCATAGTAAGTCGTGGACAATGTTGTGACCAATCAAAACTGTAGCTTGGTCTAGTAGTTCCTGTACACCTGTGAAGTCATCTCTGTACAAGTACTCCTTGCCTGTATCTGTTAAACACCCAACCATGACAAGTTTATTGTCAGCTTCAAATGGGTCAAGGTGTAACTTACCACCTCTATGTGTAACAGTATTCTCTACATCAAGTGTTAACTTCATGCTGTATACCTCGCTGTCTTGTAGTCAAGTTCGCAGTGAACAGTGCCATGCCAACCTGATAACTTATTCTTTACAATGTTAAGATGTCTCTGTACATCTTCCTCGTCTTGTCCTTCTACTTGTGGGTTCTTAGCTATCAATACCATCAAGTCAGCTTCTGCAGCTTTTCCTGTACGTGAACCTTCCATCATGGCTTGGTTAAGTACAACCTTACCTTCAGCTTCAGCAGACAACTGTGACATATAAAAGACTGCACACTCATACGTCTTGGCAATCTGCCTAGCATATATAGCATTAGCCTTCAATGCTTCATCAGGTCTAGAGAATCCACTTGTTCTAGCAAACTTATCTCCCATATCCAACACTAGAATATCAGGCTTGTATGCCTTACACACACTCTCCACCCATGCCATGTCACGATTAGAGGCATCACGTATCTTGATGTTCTCAAAGACAGGTTTGTATCTTAGTTGTGCTTCGCTTGGATTGTTCTTAACTTCTTGTACAGTCATGCCTGTGGCTGCCGTCAAGTACCTTGCACCAACTCTGTGATAACCTTCTTCGTTACATAATATGACACACTTAGCACCTTGATGAGCAAATCCATTTGGACTAGCAATAATTGATGCATGGAAGGATGTCTTACCTGTATTAGGTCTAGCACCCACCTCAATGAGATGACCTGCATTGATACCATCTAGCTTTCGCATCAGGCTAGGTATATTGAATGTCCACCTAGCTTCTAAATCATTCTTAGCAAGTAATGTCTCGATAGAGATATCATCCCACTCTATGTTAAGATTAGGTGTAAAATCATCCCCATACAACTCAAGAATATTTCTAAGGGGTTCAAGGGAGGATTTAGAACCATTAACGTAGTCAAAGCCAAGATTAGCAATGTCTTCGCCAACAACCTGTTGAAACAATTTAGATAATACTTCTTGTGCGATGTCACTTCCAAGGGGTTGCTCCTTTTTGATTGTACTAAACAGAGCAGAGTATCCCTGCTTCTGTGCTGTAGTCATTGATGGATTGTTAGCTAAAAATAATGCTTCAATCTCATCAGGTGTTACTGTTCTCTCGTAGATGTCTATTGCTCTATCTAGAGTTTGTTTAATCTTACGAACATCCTTACTAAATAACCTGTCAGGGCATTTTGCTCCTCTGTGGTCATCGTAGAATGGTTTATCCATAAGACTTCGTATTAATGATAATTCCATGTTGTTACTCCTTTGGGGTTAAGGTCATTAAGTTTTCTATATCGACAGGTGTACGATATTTTAAGTCATCTGTCAATCTAATTATTTTTATATCCTTTACGTATGCTCTTAGTTCTTTTGCAAATGACAATGTCTTAGGTAAGGCATCAGGGTCAAGTGCTATAATTGCTGTTGAGAATCGTGAGAGATACTTCTTATGAGACTCTGCCAATGACGTACCCAACACAGCTACCCCAACTAATACATCACTACCTACCACAGATGCACTAACACAATCCTCAACAACAACGGCTACCCTACCACAACCATGAACAAAAGGCAAGTTACTTTTCCCATATCTTCTCCATTTAGGCAATAACTTTGTTACTGACCTACCAACTGCATCAACGATTATATCATTATGCTCGACAGGAAATACAACTCGCTTGTCCTTGACATCGTAGTGTAGATTCAATTTGTCACAATCTAAACCCCACAGTTCACAGAAGTCCATGACCTCTTTCCTGTGATTATGTGACACTACGTACTCAGGTAATATAAACTCTTCTTTATCAAAATCTAATACATCATCTGTAATTGCATCACGAATATCATCTACAGATAAATGAACACGTGTCGAACCTGATATCTTACAAGTAGACTTATAACAATTCCATAGTAGCTTACCCATGTTATTGGTAGCAGTAAAGGTTTTATACCCATTACAGTTAGGACAAGTAAGTCTTTTACTTTCTCCTACACTTAATTGTAAATCAGTTACATAGTTATAAATATTCATAGTATATCTCACTTATATGTATATATAGTATTATTTGTTCGGCACATACCCTGTGCTTATAGCATAGTTTTTTCGAGTTGTCAATGCATTTTCAGCAGAAGCGTATGTATTTTTCATGTAAGGTTTCACACTGTTAGGGTTAGCATGACCTGTAACAGACATAATCTGACCCATAGATACACCTGCTTCTACCATCTCTGTAGTACCTGTCCTACGTAAGTCTGCTATTCGTAGCTCATCAGGTAGTCCACAGAGCTTCATTGTCCTTCTAGCTACTTTGGATAGCCTATGAAGGGAGTATGTCTCGTATGAACCTCTAATTGCAGTTGGGTAAGGTGCAACATAAGACTGAAAACCATATTCCTCTTTCTGTTGCTTAAGCATTTCTAATAAGTCAAGAGAAATAGGTAGGTGTACTACACTTCTTCTCTTTGACTGTTGCAAATTTAACACACTTTTATCAAAATCTATGCTAGAAAACTCTAATGTTCTCATGTCTCCTACTCTCTGACACCATTCATATGCCATTTGTACAATCAATCCTATATTTCTGTACTTGAAATCATTGTAAGCATAGTCAAGAAATTGACACACTTGTTCTTTTGTCCATACAACTTTTCTAGTTTGTGTTGCCTTTCGTCTGAATGTTGCAAAAGGATTTGTTTCAGCATACCCCATCTCCATAGCAAATGAATACACTTTTCTTGCTACAGAACAGATGTGATTTGCCATAAAGATGCCACGTTTTAGCCATACTTCATATGCTCGTCTTGCTTTTGCACCTGATAAGTTTTTCAATGTGGTTGTTGACAATTTTTTACTGTCAACAGATGTGCCTAACAGTACACCTAGAAAATACTTATAGTCTACTTTAGTTTTATCTGCTAACATATTGAAATCACTAGATAAATAGTACTCGTCTACTAAGTTCGTTAGACTTTTAATCTGCTGCATTTTTATACTCCATGTTACATAAATCTAAGGCAGTCTGAAATAATTCATCATGCCACATCAAATTGTCTTTGAAGTGTGATGGTATTCTACTGTGTCCATAATATCTACCTGCAATCATACCTGCTACTGCACCTGATGTGTCAGCATCATGTCCACGATTAACTGCCTTGATAACACAATCCTCAAAGTTATCTGTTGTTTGAAATGCCCACCAAGCACATTGATAAGTTTCTTTTACGTACCCACCTGACATAACATCTTCTCTATCTATATCTAATGGCAGTTTACTATTCTTATATCTAGTAATAGGATTACCATAATATAATTCTTCAGCTAACATGACAGAATAATTAACACAAGTGTTACTTCCATGTGTCAACAATGTCTGTTGAGTAGCTAATTGCATAGCATGATAAGGGTCTTGAGCAACCATAATAACAGGTGCAAGTCGCATCAATGCCCCATTGCCTGATGTATCATTGGCAGTTCTGCCTTTGTAGGGTTGCCACAAGTATTCATCCTTTACTATTTCCTTTAGATAACTACTCAATGCAATTGCAGTTGTGCCACCTATGTCAAAGCACTTTCCTCTTGGACTGAACTCTCCACCCTTATACCACTTACAAAACTTGGACATAATATCGTTTGCATCAAAAGATTTCTTCTCAAGTAATGACTTAGCCATTGCTAATGCCATACTCGTATCGTCTGTCCATTCTCCAATGGATACGTTATGAGCACCACCTTTAGTGTAGCTAATAAGGTAATCATCAGGATGTCTTGGTTCTTCAAATTCAAGAGGAGCACCAAGGGCATCTCCTATTGCTAATCCTACCAACATTCCTACACCTTTATCTATATTCATTAATATGTCCTTTCATAAATTTCAAATCCAAACTCTTGGGAAAATTCTTCTACTGTATCTAATTTAGGTTTCATTTCATTTTCATACCTAACATCTTTCTTTAAATGGTGGAGCATATTTTCTAAAGAATGAAACTCTCTATAATCATATTCTGTATACATAATATCTCCTATACCATCAGCATCAAAATCTTCTACATCATAAGTACTTCTAAGAATATATTTTTTCTTGTATGGTTTTATGTGTTTTAAAGTCACACCTCTAGGTGTTTTTATCCAATCTAGATAGTCATCTAACCAATATATTTTACTTTGAATGAACCAAGGTAATTCCCAATCTTCAGACTGTTCTGTCAGATGTCTTACCCACCATCTAGGTGCAAAGAATCGTTTCTTTTCAACATCCCAAAATATATCATACCAACACCAATCTTCAATCTCTCCCTTATCATTATATGTAGGCATGTTACACCTCCAATGCTATATAAATACATAATGCTATTATTAATAACTTACCATAATCTAAATCAAACTTGGTGTTATTGCCATATGTTACTTCAAAAAACTCTACTATTCTATGCCACATATTATTCTCCTTTTATAGTATAGATTGTATATCATATAATAAACTTATTATCAAGGTAAATAAAAACAACTCCATTATAATTCTCCCTTATAAACACTTACTTAATATCAATGTAAACTCTCATGTGTGATGATTCATCTTTGTTCTGACCCCAATAGGTAGCACCTGTTCCCTTTAACTCAGGCTTGATGTGCTGACCTCGTACTCGCATCTTGTATGACTT